TCACCAAGAGTAACGAGAAGCAGAATTATAACTCAGATAATAATCCTTCTTCTCCTCATTGTACTCAAAAGATAGTCTTAAAAATTTTGCTTTCTCAATAGAGCTATTCTGATCAGTATAATCAAGATCAACTGTCTTATGCATAGCTCCTGAAGAATGCACGCTTATGCGCCTCTGTGCACTGTCTGCCTGAGGGTGTTCCCTCACTACCTCAGACAAGGGTGTTGCTGGCCCAAAAATTTCTTGGTCTTTAGTACGTAACCGATTAAGCTGTTCTTTTGTCCAGTCACTACTATAATTATCAACTACCGTGACGCCATCAGGTGGATAAGTCGCTGTTCCACCATCATAAACATATTGACCTTCTTTATTTTTGACAAAAGTGAGATCAATATACTCTTTTTCATCTCCCCGGCTATATTCTACCTTTAAACCACTGGACTCCAGCTCGACATATTTTGCCTTACCGTGGCGTTTAATAATTGAGCACAGTGTATCTTTCTTAGGCTTCAAATTCTCAAAGTCTTCTTCAGTCCAGTTATAAGTCGCAGACGCATCTTCGTAATCCCGAGGATCATCACTATCAGCTTTATTCTCCGACTGAGATGCCTGCTGAGTCACCCTGTATTTTTTCATGGCTTCTCGATAAATAGAACCGCCCAAAGTGGCAATGAATGTTAGCCCAATCAAAGCAAGAACAATGGACGCCCAGAGAAACCTTCTCAGTTTTAGCCCTAGCCTGAGGATAATGATAGAAAGCACGAAGCAAGCAATAATCACAGCTAAATACAAGATTACTGGCTGATGCTTTCAAGATAAAATAGCTGATACCAAGCTTACGAGTAAAAGTATCAGTGGAGAAACAAAAGTGAGAAAGACATACCGCTTTTCAGCTTTTTCCTCCTGAAAAGCAGATTCAAACTCAGGTCCTTTGTCACTAAAAGCCGACTCAAAAGAATTCTCACTCTTTATTATGTCATTATCATTGAAATGACTGTCCTTTTCCTTATTAAGCTTCTCACCCCTCCCCAAGATACACTCCAGAAAAATTTACTGGTTTTTACTATTGTAACAAATGAAAACGTTATTTTCTATAGAAATACCACTGTTATCGGTTAGAATAAGCACCCCCTTTGAAAATAAAGGGCTTGTAACTGCTAATTCATATTCTAATTTCAATTTGCTTACCTTTTTGCTTACTTTTAGATAGATTTTAGTGCTTGCTCATAAAATGACGTCGCTTTTTTAGCGTTCTCTTTTGATAAGTGGCTGTAAGTGTCCATAGTCATTGAAAGAGTAGAATGTCCTAGGCGGTGTTGCAACTCCTTATAAGGAATACCCGAATTAAGAAGCAAACTAGCATGAGTATGTCGAAAACCGTGGAAACCTATATTATTTACCCCAGCTTTTTTAAAATGCGACTTAAGTCGTCCCGCTACTGCTTTATAATTTGGATAGGCATTGATGAAATCAGAGAATACCACTGTTTCAGTCCTACCTAGTTTCCAAGCCTCTTGAGTTTGCTTGCGTTGGTATCTTTTCAGCATGGTGATGGTTTGCTGATCTATGTCGATATCTCGGTAACCAGATTTTGATTTTGGACTGTTTAACTCCAGTTCACAGTTTAAAGTCTTTGTTATATGGACAACCGAATTATCAAGGTCAATATCAGACCATGAGAGAGCCAAAGCCTCGTTAATACGGCAACCAGTGGCAAGTAAGAACTTATATAGCGTGATATCATAATAATTTTTATATTTAGTGTTATCCAAGCTATCAAGGTAGGTAAGGAATTGTTTAAGCTCGTCATTATTGAAATGCTTAACTTTGGCTTTCTTATCCTTTTGAGTGTTTCGAGGCAAGACAACGTTATTAGCTGGGTTAGTGGGAATAACTTGTAAAATCACTCCATACTGTAATATACGTTTATTAAGGGTGTGAATTTTGCCGTAATGAAGATAAGCGCCAACTTCACCAGTATTTGTACTGTTTGCCAGCTTATTCATAATAGACTGAATGAGCGGCGTGGTTAGCTTATCCAGTTTAAACCCACCAAACAACGGTAAAACATGGTTGTTTAAGAGTCCTTTTTGTGTCGTTCTTGTATTAGCTTTAACTGTATTTTTGTAGCTATCCCACCATGAAATAGCTAACTCCTCGTATGTTTCTATTGCTACTTCTTTGTAGCGTGTTGATCCATTAGCTTTAAAATCAAATTGCGCTTGTTGGGCTTTGGTCTTGAGTTCTTTCTTTGTCCTAGCGGTTACTTTAGTTGTAACTTTCTTACCAGTGATTACATCAACACCAAGATATATATTAGCACGATAGACGGTTGACCCGTCTTTTTTCTTTATCTCGTTAATTTTCATGATAAACCTTTCTAAACATCAGCAGGCAAGCCGTAATAAAGTTTTTAGAGTGGTTTATATGTTTTAAGAGATAGTGATATATCAATCATTACAACTTCGTTTGTTCGCAAAACGAACAAGCAAATAATGAGCTGATAAAGAATGAAGCTCGAGTGAAGCTAGAGAAAGATGACTAGATTAGTTATTCTTGTTAACCTCGTTTACCTTTGCTAATGCTTGAATTAAGTCGGTAGTCAGTCGATTAAGTTGTTCGCTAGAAAGTTTAACAAGACTTTCGGTAGAAATTTTACTTAATTCCGAAAGTTTCTCATTGACGCTAGCTATTTGAACCTCAAGATTTTTAAATTGCTCCTTTATATATTTTTGTCTTTCCTCTTTGGGCAATTTCATGAGTTCTTCATCACTTAGAGCAGAGTTATGGGGAGTGATTTTCACTGGTTTAATATCTTCTGGATTAAGACACATTCTATCCCAAGCAAGAGCTAGATAATGTTGAGTTAGTTCTGGGTGTTTTTTTATATCTTCTTTTTCAGCCTTACTTAGGTGTTGATCTAATTCTTTCGCTAAATCATCTAAAGCGCCTAAAGGATTATCACTATACCCTAATAAATATGGGACATCTACGCCAAAATAATCGGCCAAAATCTGCGCTTTATCGGGTTTAATTTGACTTTCATTGTTTTCAAGGCGTTGTATTGTACGTTTCGGGATGCTTACTGCCTCAGCTAACTCTTGTTGAGTCATCCCACCGTTTTTGCTTTTTCTTAGCTCTTTTATTCTATTCATAACTTACCTTTCACAAAAATAGTTTAACATAAAACGTCAAAAACTGGAACTTTTTTTGTTTATTTAGTGTTTTTGGTTGACAAACGACATAAAGCGGAATATTATGTAATTACAAAAACGTCAGTTTATGGCGCAGGAGGTGAGAATAATTGTTGATTACAAGTAACCAAGCGAAAGCAATTCGGAGAAAGCAAGCGGATGAAAATCTAACATCAAAGCAAGCAAGCGAAAATATTGGGATATCTCAGTTCACATATCGAAAAATTCGAAAAGGTGCAGAGGTTCGCCCTACAGTTTATCAAAAAGTCATGGAATGGCTAGCAGAAGATTATTAAGAGCAACAAAAAAGGCTTAACAGTCGCCAAACTCACAAGCCTTTTACTCACTATAACTAAAAAAGAAATTACAGCAGGCAAGCCGTAATAAGGTTTTTAGTATCTGTATTTGATACCTCAATTATATCATAGATTGCTGGTATCGTGTACCCCTACTTAGAGGCCACCTCTTAAAAATGGATAAAGCATCACAGAAAATAAACACGCTAGATAACCAGTAAAAAACGAATTGAGGTAATAACATGACAAAGAAAACAGAAAACAAGAACACTATCACTGTCGCACAAAGTAACAAGCTAGGTCTTGAATTGCATGACATCATGACTGGGATGCAAGGCCTACGCAGCCAAGCTAATCTCTTTATGATTGCGAAAAATACTGGAGCAGATAACGGGGTGTTACGCCATGAAATGGATAAGTTTTTAGAACATATCTATGACATGGTAGAAATTTATTCCCGTGACCTAGACAAAATTGCTTTTTATCTGCTCGAGTGTGACAACCCAGAGGAATTAAAAGCATACGAGGCAGAGGAAAAAGGAGAATAAAGCATGGCTACTGAATTGAATTTATCTGCTAGTCAGTTTATTGTCCTAGCTATTATTTTAACGCTCGCCCTAACTGTTCTATGGCTTAAAAAATGCTATTTTCAGCTTGATATAGAGCCTAAAGCTGATACCGTGACAGATAACACCACGCGCAACGTAGGCACGCGTTACGGGGCTTATATTCAAGCTCAAGGAAATTATTACAACTAGAAAGAGGAATATCATGACAGAAAAATTTAACTTATCAGCCGAATGGGCTAAAAACTTTGGCTTATATCTTGAAGAAGCTTACGACACTATGTTGGTTTTTTCCCTTGAAAATAAATTTGATTGTTACCCACCAGAAGACCGCAGGGAGTTAGAAAGTGTGCTTGAGTTTTTAGCGATCGTCACTGGTATGTGGATGAATGGGCAAATTATGGTAAGCAGTCAAGGAACACAAGAAAGAGGTGTAAATGAAAAGGAATAGACTACAAGAGGCAGAAATGGCAGTGTTAACAACTCTAAAGAAAGGCCGTCCTAATACCACGACTGGTGGAGAGATTGCCACTATTACCAATATCCCCACCAGAGAGGTGTATCAAGCCATTCATAACCTATCAACTAAATATAACGTTCCTATCGTCGGTGAAAGAAGCGGTATGCGTAGAGGTTATTTCATTGCTGAGACTAAAGAAGAACTATTAAACGGTCTTAAACCTCTTGAAAGTCAAGTCAGACGAGAATTAAAACGGCTTACCTCTTTAGTAGCTATTGAAGACTTGACCGAATATGAAACATTGCTAGAAAGGGGATAATATGCACATTCTAAGCGAAGAGTACCAGTACGAACTAGCTCAAGGCGTTGTCAGTATCGTAGAAAACGCCATTAAAGCCCGTTCTAAGTATGATAATAAACAGTTAGGGCTAATGACTGCCCAGCAAGCTATGGATGAACTAGGCCTTAAATATAATACTCTAAGACGTTGGGAGGAAGCAGGGCTTAAACGCTACCAGCCACCCGTAGAGGATAGCCGCAAAGTGTATTATCGTATCAGTGACATTTTGGCATTTTTGGGGGTGGAAAATGGCTAAGACTAAAACGAAGACTAAAGTTTATTTTTGGCTCAAATTTGATAAAAAGTTCTTTGATAACTTATTTATCAAACGTCTAAAAAGTGTAAATGGCGGTTATGCTATGACCGTGATCTATATTAGGCTCATGCTTGAAAGCCTAGAAACTGATTGCATCTTGTATTATGAGGGCTACTTTGACAACTTAATTCAAGAGTTAGCGCTAAAGTTAGACGTTAGCGAGGATGATATTAGCATGACAATGTCTTACTTTACAAAATGCGGTCTTATCCAAATTGACACAGACGGAAATGCTAAGTTTCCACAAGCTGAAGCCTTACTTGAACAAGAAACAAACTGGGCACAATATAAGCGAAAAGATCGTAAAGTTGGACAAATTCCAACCAATTTGGACAATGTCCAACCAGTGTCCAACCAGTGTCCAACAGAGAAAGAGATAGAGAAAGAGATAGAGTTAGAAAAAGAGGTAGAGGAAGAAGAAAAAACCACCACTACCACCGCCCCTATTTTTAGCCAAGAGTTTATCAATCTCTATCAGAGTTTTGAACAAGAAATCGGGCGACCTTTATCAGCTATCCAACAACAAGAATTAGGCTATATGCTAGATGACTTTAACGCTGACTTGATCTATGAGGCACTAAAAGAAGCCGTCAACCAAGGCAAGGTAAACTTTGCATATATCAAGGCCATTCTTACACGTTGGAAGCAAGATAACTTGCTAACCGTTGACTTAGTTCGCAACTCAAAAGCGAACCGCAACAAAAAGGCAGAGGAAGACACGCTAACAAGTAACTTCCCACCGCTGCCATTTTAGAAAGGGGTATCTATGACTAAAGAAACAGAAACGGCTATTGAAAAGCCTAATTATCTTGAAATGGCTAAAAGAGTAGCAACACTGGATGAGGTTTGTCCCGTCCACAACGTCCATTATCTGCAGCTTAATAAAGCGGTTTTAATTGCAGGCGAGAATAAACCACGACAGCCAAAGCCTTATTGTCCCGTTTGTGCCAAAGAGGGCATTTCTCAAAAGGAACTATTAGAGATTGAGAAAAGCCAAAACCAAGGTTTATATCTCAAAACTTATAACATCCTTGAAAGTAAAAGCACTGTTCCCAAGGAGCTGAAAGCAGCAACCTTTGATAACTTTATCGATGAAACACCAGAGGAAAAGCAACTCTTAGCCTTTGCTAAAGGGCAAGTCCAAAAGTATTTGAACGGCATGGCAGGAAATACGCTTATAACGGGCAATACTGGGGTAGGAAAGAGCCACCTATCTTATGCTATGGGCAAAGCGATTAACGAGGGCTATCGGGCTAAGAATGAGCCTAAGAGTGTCTTGTTTATCAGCCTTACCGAAATCATCAAGGAAATCAAAAACGGTTGGAATTATGGCCGCCATGCTAGCTTAACCGAGCATGAGGCATTAAACCTTATGACAAGCGTTGATTATCTGATACTGGATGACCTGGGCGCAAAGAACGCTGAAATTAAGCCAAAAGGCGACTGGGAGCAAGATTTTCTGTTTGATATTCTCAATAACCGAGATACTACGATCATCAACACTAATTTAAGCGGTGATGAACTTAGAAAGGTTTACAATGAGCGCAATACAAGCAGAATTTTGAAAGGTCTTGACGGTAATTCATTCAAGGTCTTTGGCATCAAGGATAAGCGCTATAACATTAGCGCCTTGAAACAAAAGAGCTAGAAAGAGAGGTGCTTAAATGGCCTTTACTTTCTCGAAAGAGCTCACTGACTACTATCAAGCAGATACTGCCGCTACTGCTATTCATGGCTTTATATCGGGCTTGTATGAGCAACCAATGATTAGTATCACTTTAAAAAACAGTACCCCAAGATCTAAAAAGTATATGCTAAGCGTTGAATATGAGGCGAAACAAAGCCTTGACAACGCTTTTGAGCGTATATGTAATGGCGTTAAAGATTTTAATAAGGCCAGAGCATTAAGCGCTGAGCTTGATAAACGACAAACTATAAACAATACTAAAAGTATGCTTAATGTTTATAGACGTATGGAAAGGATAGCAGGCAGCCCCTACGTTCCTAACGCAAATAGAACAAGTAATAACGCCTTAAACATCGACATTTCAGCTCTTGAAAATACTCGACAAAACAGAAAATTCATTGCTGAGTTAGAAAGAGACTGCATGAGAGAGGCAATCGAAAAAATTCAACCCCAAGAACTAAAGACAATCTTAGTTGAAAAATACTGCATACCAGTCAAGAAAAGTAACATAGAACTCTATTACGACTTAGGACGTTCTGAAAGTGCCTTTTATCGTGATCTTGATGATGCACTACTGGAGTTCGCAGCAATCTACAAAAACGGAAAACTATTAGCTTTTCTATAAACAAGAAAGAGAGACTAAAAATGACTGAAAACCACTACCTAGAACAAGCGGAAAAAGACAGACTGGAACTTGAACAGCACCGCTTAAATTATATGGCTGATGATACACCTATTGAGCCTAGCAATATTCCTAAACTAATGGAAATAGCTGAAAAGTTACAAGCAGAGGATACCAGTCTGAACATTTATGAACTGTATAAGCACCCAGAAGCGCGTGCTAAACTATTCTCACAGATAACTGAAGCTTATTATATGGCTTTGAATGCTACACCGACACAAGCCCAAAGATTGGCATTTTGCGACTATCTAGAACAGCGATACGAAAACACCTTAAAGAAAATGATTGCCAGCACAGACAAACAGGCACTAGGTGAGTTACTAGATTTGTTAGAGCTACCATCAGAGAGAAAAAGCCAGTTTATCCGAGATATGGCAGTCAGTGGGATACTAGCCAAATATTGAACAGAGAGGTAATAGCCTCTTTTTGATACTTTATCCAATAGTTTTGGTTTTTTCCATATAGGGGGAGATAATGAAGCGGTTAGCGATAGAAACAATCACTAAATCAATGAAGCTGAGAGGAATATCTAAGGGTTATAGTGAAGCATAGGTAATGAAGCGCTTGGGTTGTCTGAGCGCTTTTGACTAGTATAAAAAGAGGATAAATCATGGAACTAATGGAAATCAATGAAAAGCAGACAATCAAGAATGCTAAAAAGAAGTTGCGAGAATACCCACGATGGCGAGAGATTGCGCGTGATAGTGCTGAGCAACGTATAACTGCTAATTACACCTTTGAGCCACGTTCTAAGAACAATAACCGCAGTAACATTGTTGAAACACTAACCCTAAGACGAATGAATGCCATAAATGAGCTGGAAGCTATTGAGGAAGCACACAGAAGTATCATTGATGAACGATATAGGGTTATTATCTATCGCCGTTTCTTACAATCTCCACCAGCACCAAACTGGGCTATCGGTCAAGAATTAGGTTACGCTAAAACAAGATTTCAAGAGCTAGTTAACCTAGCTTGTCTAGCTTTTGCTGAAAATTATCGAAACGGTGAACTTGTTGATTTGCTTGAATAGTTGGGTTGTCCATATATAAGGCGAGGTGTCAAAGTGATAGAAATTGAATTAAAGATGTTTATAGACGTTCTCAAAGCTAGCAACCTAACCAAAGCAAAGCTAGCACACGGCAAAGCTAGGGTATGGCTAGACTTGGATAAGTTGACCATAGTTTATAACGGTCAAGAAACGCCACTAAAACGGCAGTCATTAAACTATGGAGGCTATCGCTATTATTTATATTGCCCTAACTGTGGAGAGGCTAGGACGAGCTTATATTGGTATTGCGAAGCCTTATCATGTCGTAAGTGTCTAGGGTTGCATAATAGAACATTAAACCGAAGCAAGACCGACTGTGTTTATTACTGGGAGCAGGCAGTTAAGGAAGCTCAAAAGATAGTGCCTGAATACGAGGCAAAGGACTACATAACCCCCGATTTTCCCGATAAGCCCAAAAGGATGCACTGGAAAACCTATTACAAGCATAGAGCTAAGTATTATCAATATTGGCGCAAAGGTGAGGACTTATGGTTAAATGGAGCAAGTCGCTTGTTAAAATCTTGATTTTTCGTAACGTTTCGAAATTTACCAACGTCGAGAAATTGAAGAACACTCTTAAATGTGACAACGTTGTCATGTTTGGTAAAGTTTTTAAATTAGACTCCGTGGTTAAATTTGGAAAAGGTTATTAAATTTGTGTACGTTCTCAATTTTTCTAGTTACTCTTTACATGGATCCGAGAACGTTCTTAACCCCTCTAATAAGCCCATAGCACGATTTTATAATAAGGGTGGTGTAATATAACCCTAGACCCATTTTAAAATTGACCCCCGCCCCCTTCTCGTGCCAAGGAGAGCCGCCACAAGGTGTTATCTTACACCACGCGCAATTTTTTCTAGTTTTTTATAGGGTGTCTATACCAATTTATACTGAGGTTTGCTAACATTTTCGCTATAATAGAATTACAAAAAAGATACGTATTTCTGTATCAATTACGAATAGAATATAAAAGGAGGTTGTTTTAGAAAAAACTTTTTCTTCCGTTTTGTCCAACCGTTGGACAAACTTGTAAGTGAGGTAACAAAATGCTAACTTATGACGAATTTAAAGAAGCTATGGACAATGGTTTTATTAAAGGAGATACTGCCCAGATTGTCCGTAAGAATGGTAAGATCCATGACTACGTTTTAGACGGTGAACGAGTTGAGCCACACGAAATATTGAGTTTAGAAAAAGTATCGGATATAATAAAGGAGCTAAAGAGCATTAAAATATGAAAACATTTTACTTTAGCTAGGGAATATAATTTAAAAAAGCCTTGATAAAAGCGACTATAAGATATATAATGATGTTGTATAGGAATATGTATTCTTGTACGATATCTATTTAAGGGGGAATTAAAATGGCAACTAAAAGTTTTACAACAGATTTAACTTTTAATCGACGTTCTGCTGATAATTTAATTTCTGCTTTATCAGAAACTCGTAAATTTAAACGCTCAAGAGATGTTAAAGCGAGTGATATTCAAAGTTTAGAAGAAATCAGATCAATGTTTAAAAAAGGATAAATAGGTGTGTATAAAGTAGTATCGTTGACTAATCTAATAGAAGCATTGGATGAGGAAGAGTTGGGAAAAATAATCTTAAGTTTTAAAAGCAACTCAGCACATCCCAACGATATTGAAATTTTTTTACATAAAAAGGCAATTCAGTTTGAAAGAGCTGCTATCGCTTCGACTTATTTAGTTTTTGAAAGAGAAACCAATATTTTAGTTGGCTTCTTTTCTTTAGCGAACAAACCCTTAACAATGTCAAAGAGAAATTTTGACGCTTTAAGTAATAATCAACAAAATAAGTTAAAGCAACATGGACGTGCTATAGGACAAAAGTTTCAAATTAATAGCTACTTGATTGGTCAGTTAGGAAAAAATTTTTCTAAGGAGGCTTCAAATTTAATTACTGGAGGAGATTTATTAACTTTAGCTTTTGATAAAGTTGAAGAGGCTTCTAATATTATACGTGCAAAATACGTATGGTTAGAATGCGAAAATCACCCTAAGTTGATTAATTTTTATAGCTCTTTTGGTTTTAAAACAATTGCCCCTCATGCTTCTAAGGATGAATTAGTGGTAATGATATTAAAAATTAAGTAA